TACCTAGCATATTTCATGTGTACCGTTGTGTCTGACAATATTTTCTTTTCTAATTCCATTTTTTCCCCTTACTTTGATTGTATCTCTTGATACTTCCTCTTCAACAAAGCCAATGCTTCCGCAGTTGACTGTATTGCGTCGACGCTTTCGTCTCTATCTAGTATTTTAATTGTGACATCAGACCAATCAACGAAGGCTTGAAAGACCATACCGTCTGGTCCATTTCTATTTTTTGCGATAAACATTCTTCCTTTGTTAGATTGTTTATCTTGAACGGTCCTTGACAACGAAAAGATAAAGTCTGCCACAAAACACTTGTTGAAGGCTTCCGATATAGCTTCCATAGTTATAACCTCTGCATTAAGACCACCTCTGTTTGTTTGTGACGCTGTCCATACAGGCATTTCATACACTTGTGCTACAGCACGTAAGCTCTCATAAATCTCTTCTAGCTCATGTCTTTTTTCTCCAGAAGATCTCGCTGGTCTTAATAGGTCGGCATAGTCAACTAGAATTATATCTGGCTCTATGCCTCTTTTTTTGAGTTTTTCAATATGATTCTTTATTGTTTGTACTGATGCTGACTTTGTTGGGTATTCTTTAATAATTAGAGTACCGTCCACATCCTCAATCTTGCTCAAAATTTCTTCTTTACGAGATCGGTGTTCATTGAGGGGTATCCCTGTCAAACAAGAGTCAAATCGACTACCAACGACTGTATCCTTGAGTTCTAATGTATAATATACCACTGTTTTACCTTGTTTTAATGCCTGGCATGCTAAGTGAACCAATATCATAGATTTACCTGCTCCTGTCGGAGCTATAACGACACCTAATTCGCTTTTGCCGAGGCCGCCTTTACAAACTTCATCCATGCGATTCCAACCAGTGGTGACCGGACTTCTATTGATGATATCAAACCTCGTCAGGGCATCCTTATGGTACTCATGTCCAAAATTATTATCCGTCCCGAGCTTTAAAGCGTCCTGAATTACTTTTTCAATCTCATCAAATGAAGAAGATTTCAATAATTTCACAGACCTCATCATTGCTTGCTTTAATACCTGTTTACGACAAAAATCAATCGCCTTGTCCTTGATCCACAAAGCCTCCTCTATTCCGTCAGATGACTTTATCCTTGCGAAGAACTCTCTTACTTGTTTTGCTGTTGCTCTATCATGGTGGTTAAGCTCAGTTCTTAATAGGGTCATCATTACCTCAAAATTTGGATGAGTAGTATATTGATTTCTATATCTCATCAGTGTCTCTATAAATATTTGTAGATATTTTTTTTCAAAAAAGTTTATATCTAAAACTTCTGAGATTTGATCATAAAATGGCCTGTCCTCGAGCATAAGTTGGCACATATTTTCTTGGAATTTTTTTCCAAAGCGTGAAAATGTTTCGTGGTCTATATTATTATTCATGTGTCCTCCATGATGTTATTTAATTATAACCGGTTTTTTTGATTTGTCAAAAAGATTTTTTATCTTTTAATATTTTTCATCACAACGGTCAGTTGATCAAAATTAATGTATGCGCAGTCATCAGAGAATAGCATCTTTGTAAAATTAAGACGCGAAAACTCAGGTTGAAAGCCCATTATGGCATTATCAACAAAAATTCTATTGATTGGCCTAATGTTTGGTGTGTAAAGTTGCATGATCTGATAATTATTTTTTATCAGATCAGCAGATCGTAATATGTTTTCATGTAATTTAAGCTTTTTTGCTTGCATTGCACAATTTGTAACAATTTTTTGACAATCAGATTCTTCTTCATTAACCAAGAAAACAAACCTTTTTGCAATTGTTTTAAGCCCAACCCCAGGCACACCTGGTAGGTTGTCACTTTTGTCACCTGCGATTGCACGAGCAAGGGCAAAATTATTGGGATGAATTTTAAACTCATTAATAATACTTTGTTTTGTAACAATTTTATCTTGAATAGGTCGATAGACAGAAGTATAATCGTCACAGAGTTGAAAGAAGTCTTTATCGGATGAAACAATGATCTTGCTCCAGCTGCCGTAATAGGGGTGCCTTGCACCATAAGCGATGACATCATCGGCTTCGACATAATCGATTGTAATTTGTATAACTGGTAGTTCATTGAGATACTCCATTAGCCTAATTAACTGATATGCTTTATTCTTTGCTTGTTCTTTGGGGTCTAGTTGGATTAGTCTCCGATTAAACCTTATAGGGCCTCGGCCTTCTTTGTATTCTTTATTGAGGGCTCGCTTACGCTGTGACCCTTCATGTCCGTCCCACACTACAACAACCTCATCCGGTTGGAATTTTCGGCTTACCTTTTGTAGTGATTTTAAAAAACCGATACAACCCCCTATGGGGTTTCCATGCTTATCCATTTGAGGGTTCACGATGTAACTGCGAATAAACATATTCAGTCCATCGATAAACATTACTTTACTCATTTGTCCTCCACTATCTTATAACTATAAGACGCTTTGGGGTAATGCCACTCAACCACCTTAGTCTCATTAAGAGCCCTAAACTTGGTTGGTAGATCCTCTATTAAGTATCCTACAAATTTGATACCGTTGTGTTTAATTAATATCTTTTTCATCTTGTCCTCCGTATTATAATTATAATATAACCTGTTGTGTAATACTTGTCAAGTATTTATATAAAAAAACCCCCACACTAAAAAGCATGGGGGTCAATCGTTTTGGGGGGCAAAAAATTTTAATCTTTTTCGCCATCAAGGGAGAAGTTTTTACCTTCAGAGTCAAACTTTTTGATAATCTCTTCGTCCATAATTTCAAATACTAGTGATTTAAATTTTTTGTCCTTGAGTTTATCAGTCCATCCGGCTGATCGGAACTTGTGCTCCTTACCTTTTAAGTCGGTAAGGTAGTACCAACCTCCACCTACCCTAAATCGGGGGGATCCAGATAAGCGGAGCGCTTCAAGCCAAGACTCTTCATCTTGAATTCCAACTCTGTCTCCCCAGAGTATCTTGAAGCCACAAGTGCGCCCTTCGGTTCCGAATCTAGATTTTTCAATCTTGACCTTTACCTCTGAGCCAATTCGCAGACCAGTATCATCAGTAACATAAGCGGCTTTCGCCTTGCGCTTGGTGAGCCAAATACGCATAGAAGTAAAATATCCAATTGCCTTGCCACCGGGGGCGATGAAAGGCGTTGTCATTGCTTCTGCCACATTTCTAGTAATGTTGGTCTTCAACTGATTAATCAATAGTAATGTACACTGTTGATTAGCCAGCGGAATTGTTAGTTTTGGAAAAGCCTTAGCAAAGATGCGAGGCTTTACCGCCATTGTTGATTGGGGATTGTAATCTGATTCAATTTCCTTTTCAGATGAGGTAGCGGCAATACTATCCCAAATAAATAAAAACTGTGTATCTGAGTACTCACCCATGGAATCCTCAATGGTCTCCAAAGTCTTCTCGACGGACACTGCTTGAACATACAAAAAGTTATTATTTGTATCTACTCCAGCATCGACAAGGAACTTTGGATCGATGGCGCTTTCGGCGTCAAAATAGACAACGAACATACCCATCTTCTGAGCGTTGGCGGCTATTTGCACAGCCATAAAAGATTTTCCGGCTGAAGACAGCCCTGCAATCTCTGTAATCTTACCAACTGGGATCCCTCCATACTTTCCTCTAACGGTAATAGAGTCAAGCCAGCGTGAGCCTGTAGGAATCCATTGTTTTACTTCGGTCGGATTACTTTCCCGAAGATCGTGTGCAATCTCCATGCCAACTTTTTTGTTGACAAACTTTTTCATTGCACTGATGTCTATCTTTCCTGGTTTCGTTGATTTCATTTTAACCACTTTGCCCAACTTGGCCTCCACTATTGTTACCAGAAGTAATATCTGTTATTTCTATTTCAAAATTTAAATTCTGACCTGCCATTGGATGATTAAAGTTAAGAACTACATCATCGTCAGTGGCTTCGTGAATTGTAGCTGGTACAATTCGACCTTCTGACAAAGGTACGTTGATAACAGTACCAACACTAACTTCAAAATCATCAGGAAATTCAGATCTTGGAAATGATTGAAATAGATTATCGCGAAACTCGCCGTAGGCTCTTTCTGGTGTAAGAGTGAAAGCCTTTTTCTCACCGCTTGTTAAGCCTGTTAGTTCTTCCTCAAATGCAGGGATCATTTGTCCTGCTCCGATAGTAAATGTGATTGGTGTGCCTCTCTTGTGAGAATTATCAAACTCTACACCGTTATCAAAAGTTCCGACATAATGCACGCTAACAACCTTTCCGCTTGTTGCGCGGTTTGGCTCTGCTTCAAAATTATAAGTCATTTTTTTCTCCTAAATGTTGCGAGGCATCTATAAACCCATGCCTCCCTGCGGTATTTTGTTATCATTTTAATTAATGGCGGCACCATTATTCAGTATTGCTTTCTCTTTGTCGTTCAAGTTTGGGTTTTTCCATTGATCAAGCAATACTTTCAACACTATTTCCTGATTGACTGTCGCTAGGAGAACGTTGATTAATTTTACCATCTCTTTTGCCCCATCCGTATGTTCTGGCGCCCATAGTTCACCAATTGTTTTATCTGGTTTTGCTCGTAAATATTTGAACACCTGCAATGCATCATCTGCTGTTGATTTCTTAATTTTGTGCTCTAAGATTCTGTTACCGACAACCATATCAATCCTACCAAACTTTGTAGTTTCTTCTTGAGTAACCTCAAGCTGTTGTAAGCCCTCTAGAACAATTCTGTGTCTGTGTTTAACTATAATTTCCGGAGCGCAATTGCTAGCAGAAGTATTTCTCCTATGTACATAGGTCTCAATATAGTTCAGTTTAAGCCCAGTTTTAGGGTGAGGTTCTTTCCCAATAAAAATATTAGTTGCCCGTTCATCTAGCTTTCTTATCGCGGGATCATCAACCAAGCCATTTTTTGTGAAAACAGATTTTCCGCCTTCTAAGATTCTTTTCTCCCCACGGAGACCTGAGTATAGCGCCCACTTAGCGCCCGTTGCTGATGCTTGCTTCATTACTTCATCGGTAGAAAGAAATTTAATAACAACATCTTTGTATATTGTATCAAAACCAAAATTCTTGTCAGTTATCCTATATGGGTGGATGTGATACCATATTCGATATTCCCCTGCAGGGATAGAATACGATTCTCTATCAACATTACATGACCCCAAAGAGTATTTTATTTTATTCCCTAAATCATCTGATAAAACAAATTCTGTGATCCAACTATTTTTACCATCCAAAGGATTTATTAAAACTGGGCTCACAGGGGTATAAATCCTGGTCTGTTGCTTGTCTCCGCAGGTTGCAATAAAATTAATATTGAAACTTCTGCCGGTCTGTGTAAATTTTTTATGCATGTACCTGTATTTTGCGCAAGTGTCGGCCCAAAATTGATGAAACTTTGCAGAAGCATTAGCAGGCATGTCAAATCCAAAATTGTTATTTAAATTAAAAAATTCTATTTTTAAACCATCATGGTTTTCTTCTCGATCTGCCTCTTTAACTTCACAAGCGCGATTCCAAGATACTAAATCATCAACATAGTAACACTGATTCTTATGATAGGATGTTAATCTATATCTTTGTGCTTCGGCAATTAATTTTTCAAGAGCAACATTTAATCCCATACCATGTTCGCTTAATGTGATTTCTTCCTTTTCTTTCTTATAGCCAGGGTTCAGACAATTATGTATATCGTCTATATCAATACCACCTGACCGATCTTGAATGGAAATTTTTCTTAATAGCGACTTGTCCTTGTCATCCCACTCAAATTCTATATCACAAAAAAAGTTTGAACCATTATCTAGTGCTTTTTGAATCGCGTTATTTAGAAATTCCCAGAGAGCCTCTATAAAACCAAGATTTGATTCGCCCAATTTTCTGATCAAATCATCTGTAGGTTTTAATTTAAACGATTTGAGTACTTGTTTCTTGATTTCGTTCTTATACCCTTTCACGGTGTCTCCTGTTTTTTATTATAATAAGTCCCACCATTTTTTCACTAAGGCTGGTGGGCCACCTCTTTTACCAATGTTTAGGAGGACTATGGTTTATTCGTCATTCATGAATTTTTGAAATTCTTGATCAACACCTGTTGTCGTCCCTTTGTTATACTTTGTAGTCTCGGTAGAACTATTCTCCGAAGATACATCGTCCGATAGGAAAGCGTTTAGAAGTGCTTGAATTTCCTCAGTAGTTTTTCTCTCGAATAGAGAGCCTATTTCTGGAATTGATTCTAGCAGTGTTTCGCAGTCACTAACGGCATCGTCACAAAGTACACTTGGACGGCGGCGTGGTTTTAAAGTGGTCTTTGGAAAGGAGCCTGGGGTCCCGGGAACATCATAGTTCAAAACAACATCTGTTCCTGTTTCAGGATCCGTGATATCACCATAATCAGGGTCGAGGACATAACCCAGAAGGTTTTCATAGGCTTGCTTTCCATAAGACCAAACTTTTACACCCTCGGTTTCTTTTCCTCGAACAAGGATTGGAGAATAATAACGCTTGCGAACAAAGAGCTTCTTTGCTTCATTTTTAAGTGCTGCGTCATCATTTTCTACGCCTTGTCTCCACAAAGTGGAGGCGAATTCACAGATAGGACAATCCTCTCCGTGGTTCTTTTTAGGGCATAGAATGCCGGGGTTTCTGCCTACGTTATAATGAAAGAAGAATTCCTTGAAGGGATCTCCATCTGCCGTAGGAAGGATACGAATGGTTTGATCGCCTTGGTTTGGGCGCCATTTCGTACTGTTTGATTCTCTTTTGCCAGTTTTAGATGCGTTGAGTTTGGCTCGCATCGCTTCGATATTAATAGCCATGGTTAGTTCTCCTAGTAGTTGCTATTTTAAGGTCAGCAGGGTTTTAACCATACTGCCAAGTGTTATTTTGTTTTGTATATATAATATAACATAGTTTGAATACCTTGTCAAGTATTTTTATTCAGTTGGTTCACTAATTGTTGCAGCGTCGGCGGTATCATCCGCTTTCTCACCACAGCCAATTAAAATTGTTAGCATAAGTGTTAGCATTGTTTCTCCTTTTTATTATGTTTATAATATAACATAGTTTTACTTCCTTGTCAAGAAAAAAGTGAAAGTTTTTTGAGGAAAAAACAGACAAAAACCCAAGGGACTACCCTTGAATTGTGACAACGCGATGTGACATTGTTACATTACCGATCATGGTATTATAATTAAAGGTACGATATGCGCCCTTGTCTACATCATATACTGTTGAGAACCCTGGTTGCAGGGTTCGGGAACGAGTATAAAGGCTTGTGATGGATGACGGTAGGTCTTCCACACGAACGAAGTTCATTGTACGCTTTACTCCGCGTTTGGTAGTAAAGGTTCCAGTATAAACTGGTAGTTGTTGTGTAATGCTCATGGTTTAGTTTTCTCCTATTTGTTAAACATATATATAATATAACCCGTTAAGGA